AGCGCCTCGTTCCGCTCGCGCATCTTCTGCCATTCTTGGTGGGCATAGCCGCGCTTGTTGCGGATCGTGACCAGCTGTTCCGCCACCAGCTGCTTCAGCCATTCGGTGTCCGCCCAGCTGGGCAAGTGAACGGTGCCGGGCGCGTCCAGCACGCCCAGCGCCCGATCCTCATCGCTCAGACGTTCGATCCGCAGGAAGCGGTAGGTTTCGGCCTTGAAGGTCGCCGTTGCCACAGACCAAAGCCGCGCACCGCGCCGCAGGCGTTTGCCGCCGATGGTGGCGTCGACGAAGGTCGGCCCCGAGACCGGCGCCGACCGGTTGAATCCTTCGAGGCCCTTCAGGGGTGCGACCTGTTCAAACCCGACCTTGCGCGACCAGCCATAGACCGCCGCGGCCTCGTAACCGGTATCGACGCCAAGCCGTGCCACGGTCATGAAGGCGCCGTTGGCATGCTGCCACGACCGGCCGAGCAGGGCGGTCAGCTTGTCCCACGCAGCCGCATCGTCAGGCCCGCCCGAGATGACGATGTGATCGACGAGCCAGCTTTCCAGGCCCCGGCCCCAGGCCCAGATATCGACCTCGATCCGGTCCCTCTGCACGTCGGCCCCGGCCGTCAGGAACAGAGCGGCCATCGGCACGGTGCCGGGCTTCCAGGCTTCCCGCCGATCTGCGAGCCGCTGCCATTCCGGCGCGTCCCCGCTTTCGACCCATGTCTCGCCCAGCAGCGTGTTGCGTGCGGCACGCAGCGTCTCGTCCGACCCTTGGGCCGCCAGCCATTCCCGCGCGACGTCGGACCAGCTTTTCCAGCCCAAGGGCGAATAGAGCGCCGACAGGTGGAAGCCGATAGCCTTCGGATCCTTGGAAACCGCTGTCGCCCGCCATTCGCCGCGGGCGAGCATCTCGGTCTTGTGGTGCTCGGCGATGGGGCGTTCACATCCCTCGCAGTGATAGGCCGCCGTCTCCGGCTTCCCCTTCGCCCAGCGCAGCCGGTCGAACTGCAGCCATTGCATCGCGCCGCAATGCGGGCAGGGCACAAAGTACCGCCGCTGGTCCGATGCCTCAAACTCGCGCTCGATCCGGCTCAGCCCCCGGATCGTGGGGGTCGAGACCATGAACACCTTGCGCCGATGCGAGAAGGTGGTAGTCCGAGCCTCGGCCAGCGTGACCGGATCACCGTCCTCGTCGGCCGAGGCCGGATAGGCGTCGACCTCGTCGAGAAAGACATAGCGCGCGGGCATCGACCGCAGGCCGGTTGCGGAGTTCGCGCCAGTCAGCACCAGAATGCCGCCCGGAAATTCCTTCGACAGCATCGAATTCCCGGCATCGCGCGACCGCGCCGGGTTGACCCGTTCGCGCAGCGCCGGGCTGTCCGCGATCAGGGGATCGAGACGGCCCCGCGAGGTGCGCTTGGCCAGTTCGAGGCTCGGCAGCACCGCCAGCATAGGCCCCGGGGCGTGGTGGATGACGAAGCCGATCCAGTTGTTGCCAGCCTCGGTGGCCCCGACCTGCGCGGCCTTCATGAAGGTGATGCGCTGTGCGGGATGGCCGGGCGAGAGCGCATCCATGATCTCGCGCAGGTAGGGCGCGCGGGCTGTGCGATACCGCCCTGGCTCGGCCGCGCCCCGCGACGACAGCCAGCGATGCTGATCCGCCCATTCCGATACGGTCAAGTTCGGGTCGGGGCGCAGCCCCTGCCGCCAGACCCGCAGCAGATCCTCTGCCCCGTCGAGGCCGAGGTCGAGACCCTTGGTCAGGTTGTTCGACGTCAGTTCCTGTTCGTGATCCTCATCATGCAAGCGAGACCCTAAGGTCGGCGAGGGCGTCGAGCTGTTCGCGGACATGGGCTTCCAGCACCCTCTGCATGATCGCGGTCTCGATCGTCACCGATGCCCCGGATTGCCGTTCCACCTCCGCCATGATCTGCGCCGCCATCAGAGCGGCCACCCGTCCGGGCCAGGTGACCCAGACGTCCCGTTCCTGCCGCGCGAGCCGGAACACCAGCGTTTCTGCCCGCGCACGGTCGACCAGCGCCCCCTTCTTCTTCTGGACCGCCAGCTGACGTTCCTGCGCCGCATAGACCGTGAGCGCCGTGCGCGCCTTGATGTAAGACGTCGTGTCGCCGGGGCCGCTGGCCAGCCCGTCACCACCAAGCGACCGGCGCTGCTGGTCGGGGTCCGTCATCTCCGCCCGACGTACGTCCGAGGCCGCCGCATTGATCGACCCGTCGTCATGGACCACCAGCCGCCCGTTCTTCCGCGCCTTCTGCACCCCGCCGCGCGACAGGCCGGAATGGGCCGCGTACTCGCGTTCGCTCATTCCTTTCATGGCGCTGTTATGCCTATCAAGATATTGAAAATGAACATGAAAAGACAATCATTCCGGTTGATTGTCTCCCCCTCCAGAGCGATTCTGCGATCAGGAACTCACCCCTGGATCGGAGGCCAGACCATGACCGCAACTGCCAAACCCACCCCCGCCGCGCCCGAGGCGCTCATGCTCGACATCGCCAAGCGCCACTTCTTCGTCGAGACGCTGGACACCCGGAACAGCGATGGGCTCGACTTCCACGACGTCGCCGTCTGGTCGATCCGCGCCGCCCTGATTGAGGCCTATGCCGCGGGTCTCGCCGCGGCCAAGCGCTGAGGGGAACATGACCATGGCCGTCACCACCATCCGCATCGACTATTCTGCCCTTCCCGAAGGTTTCGATCTGAGCCGCCCGGACGCCATCGCCGAAGTCATTGAGCAGGCGCTGCGCGAGAGCGGGATCCCGGCCGAGGCGTCCGACGTCCTCTCGCATCTGAAGATCGAACTGCCGACCGCCCAGCTGGGTGCCGCCAGCCGCGCGCTGGCCGAGATGCGGCTGATCTGACCGGAGCGATCAGAAAGCACTGATATTGCTCCGATTTGCCTACGATCATCCGCCCGACAGAGCGATGGTGTCGGCACCAGAACGATGCAACTCACCAAAGGATGCCCCGCCATGACCGCCCGCCGCGCCGCGCCGAACGACAAAGCCCTCGACGCATTCATCGCCGCCAAGGCCGAGATCAACACCATCCTGGCGCGCCTGAAGGCCCTCAGCGACGACCACTTCGAAACCCACCCCGACGAGATCCATTGGGGGCATGTCGGGGCGCTGAAGCACTACGCAGGCCTGCTGCGCCAGATCACCGACAGCGCCTTCAAGGAAGGCGAACACGCCGCCTGACGCGCCAACATGGCGCGACGGCCGCCCCGTCCGATGACGGGGCTTGCCTCCGTAGAAGGCGCGCATGGCGCGCGCCCAAGCGCCCGGAGGCCCCGATGACCACACCGTCAGATACCCAATCCCTGATCCTCTCCCGCGCCGCGACCCGGCCCGGCAATCTCGCCCTACCGCTGCCCGAGGGGCTGGTCGGCGCCGCAGCCAAGATGGTGGTCGGCAAGATGATCGCCCGCGGCTGGCTTGAAGAGGTCGAGGCCAACCTTCGCCGCGGTGAGCCGATGTGGCGCGAGACCGGTGACGGCCACGGCACCACGCTGATCGCCACCGAGGCCGGGCTGGAGGCCATTGGGATTGAGCCGGTGGTGGCCAGCGCCGTTGCCAGCGCGCGGAAGGCGAACTCGACGCCGAAGGCGGCACAGACGCCCGGCGACACCGCGAAACCCGTCGCCACGCGCGCTGGCACCAAGCAGGCGCAGATCATCGCCATGCTTCAGCGCCCCGAGGGCGCGACGGTCGCCGAGATGGTCGAGGCCACCGGATGGCTGGCGCACACGGTCAGGGGCTCGATCTCGGGGGCGCTGAAGAAGAATCTGGGTCTGCCCATCGCCGCCGAGAAGGTGGAGGGCAAGGGGACAGTCTACTTCATGCATAAGTAGTTGTCCGCCGCGCTCGAAGCTGTCTCAGTACTGGGAACCTTCAGTTGGCAGAAGCGCATCGAGTACTGGCCACCATTGAACGGATTGTGCCGTCCAGATACGCTCTTCCCTAGTGGGAGGCCGGGCGTGGCTGAATTCAAGTGAACCACGTGACCGCTTCATCGTAGCCCGACGGCTTAGAAGAGTGTGGAGCGCGGACATGTACAAGGACTTCTTTTCTGTCAATGGCGTGCCGCAGTCGCTGGTTGTTTCCTTATCTGTTCTTCTTTTTTTGATTTCCATCGCGCCTTTGTTTTCCGGCTCACGAGTGTTCGGAATCGACTTCCCTGAGCTTACCCGCCTAGGCCGCCGTATAGCGGTGGCCATCGGATCTTTGGGCCTGTTTCTCTTGGTCATGGGTTTTCAGCCAAGATGGCTAGATCGCAACGAGCAAGCAGAGCGTTTGCCATTTTGCTCTCTACAGAATGAAAATCCATCTGCGACCCATCAGAACATCAGGTGGTTTACCGACTCTGCGTATCCGGCTTGGTCGGTGGTAAAAGTGGACGATGTGGTGGTCAGCAGAGAGGCCATAGGCTCATACGAGTTACTTGAAGATAATGATGATTCTCGTTCAGTTATCGAAGTTGCTGCCGGGAACCGCTACGGCACATGTCAGAAGAGGATATTGGCTGTCTGGCACCCTGCAGTTGCAGCCAACTCTCCTGTCGAATGCTCTCTGGCTATAGATCAAGGGCGCGCGTCCATTGGCGATACGTACGAACTGAGTTGGCAGGTCTCGGGTCCGGAGGGCACCGCCGCGTTCATAAACGGGTCACGAGTTTCTTTGACAGATTCTGCCAACTTCACTTTCTCTGGCCCAAACTACGACCGCTTCCTCTTGATAGCCAATTTTTCAGGCGTGGAGTGTGAGGCGCAAGCTTGGATTGAAGCAGAATAGTTAAAGATTGCCGAGCGGTGCGACAACCAAAGTAGTTCCGGGCTTCAGGCGTCTACTGGCGCACAGCTGTTCTTACCTTGTGTTACCGATGAGCGATCCGCGCATGGCCGACGCCATTTCCCACCGTCGCAAGGCCACGTCGCAATAGACCGGGTCCAGCTCCACCGCGCAGCAGCGTCGCCCGGAGCGTTCCGCGGCGATCAGCTGGGTGCCCGAGCCGCAGAAGGGTTCGAACACCAGGTCGTCGGGATCGGTGAATGCCTCCAGCACAGACTCGACCAAGGCGACAGGGAACACGGCCGGGTGCGATCCGGCGGCGCCCAGCCCGCCCTTGTGCCGCATGATGCGGAACACGCTATCGGGGATGCGGTGGCTCTGGATCGCGTTGCCGAAGCCGGACTTGCGATGGACCGTGCCGTCGGCCCCGCGCAGGCCGCCGCCGCCGAGGGTTTCGCCCGCGTGCTTGCTTTCGACCGTCTTGTTCGGCTTCCGGGGCTGGCGGTTGAAATGGAAGATGAACTCGTGCGAGGGGGCGAGGCGGCCGTTCCAATCCCCGGGCAGGCCCGGCCCCTGGTCCCAGACATACCAGCCAAAGCGCCGCCAGCCCTGCGCGCGCATCCAGTCAACCCAGCCTTCCCAATACGGGATCCACTCGCCATCGCGATGGACGAGGCCGAGGTTCACCAGCAGCTGGGCATCGGCGGTTACGGGCGCCGCGGCGAAGACGCCCTGCATCAGCGCGTCCCAATCGCCGACCTTCTCCTTCGCCGCGCCATAGTCGCGCTGCTGGGCATAGGGCGGCGAGGTGAACATCAGCGACGCCTGCGCCCCGTCCATCAGCCGCGCCACCACGGCCGGGTCGGTCGCATCGCCGCAGATCAGCCGATGATCGCCCAGCGCCCAGATGTCGCCCGGTCGGGTGATCGGCTCTGTCGGGGCCTCGGGAATGGTGTCCGCCGTGTCATCGTCGATCGGGGCGCGGTCGTCAGCATCGTGCAGCAGCGCGTCCAGTTCATCCTCGGGGATCCCGATCAGCCCGAGGTCGAAATCCTCGGCCAAGAGCCCGCGCAGTTCCTCGAGCAGCAGCGCCTCGTCCCACCCGCCCAGTTCGGTCAGCTTGTTGTCGGCGATCCGGTAGGCCCGGCGCTGCGCCTCGGTCAGATGGCCGAGCACGATGACCGGCGCCTCGGCCAGCCCGAGCTGGGCTGCGGCCATGACGCGGCCATGGCCCGCGATCAACTCGCCATCGGTCGCGACGAGGCAGGGAACGGTCCAGCCGAATTCGGCCATGCTGGCGGCGATCTTCGCCACCTGGTCGGCATCGTGCGTCTTGGCATTCCGGGCGTAAGGCCGGAGGCGGGCCAGCGGCCAGTGCTCGATCCGGCC